TAATTGCGCAACGCTTAAGCCCATTGGTGGCGTGGCTGTAAAGCCCAAAGCGCCCAAAATTTGCTTATGGCGTGACAAATAACGGAAAGTCCGCATTGACATGATCGCCGTATTTGACGGGCCGCCAACGGCTGCCTCGATCGCATTATCAGCCGCAATCTTATCGCCGAGAGGATCAGAATCCGCGTGGTCAAGATTGTTGTATTGCGCAGTTCCTGAAAGTGTTACGCCCTGCGTAATAATTGATGGGTTTTGCAAAGTCGATGCAAGCGCATATTCTTTTGAAATCATGTGCGCCAAAGAAAGGGAGATTGTAGAATCGACCTCAGCATCGTAAGGGCTTTCAAAATTGCGCATGTCATTTTCTGTGATGATGTCCTCAAGGCCATGATCTTCTATGCTGTATGTATCGCTTGATACTGTTACAGCCTCCAAGCGCCGATACACGCCCTTACCTGTATGAACTGTATTTACAATTCGTAAATGATTGTTTGAATATTTTCCGATCAAGCCCGTAGTTTGCGGAACGTAAACCGCTGGCAAGATTTTTTCAGCGATAAAACCTGTGGGGAAATACCCGTTTGATGCCGTTGTAAGAAGCTTGCTTACGATTGCGCCTGATTGTGTTTGCATCTTAAAATTACCTTTCTAGATTTGCCTTAAATTCTTATGGATAAGTATGGGTTGAACCGCTTAAAACGAGAACTTCGAAAACGTCATTGTCAGCCGCTCCAGTCAAAGCGATTGCCACCGCTGCTTTTGTTTGTCCTGTTGTAATAGCAACGAGATCGCCGCTTGCGTCTGTGGTTAGTTTGTCGCCTGCCGCGATTGTGCCGCCTGCAATGGCTTTGCTCCCGCCGCCGTTGGCTGCAATTTCGCAAACTCCGCCGCTTGCAGGGGCATTTTGCAGGAAGCCTACAAACTCCATTTCATTCGCGCCCGCAACATTTACTCCGCTTGCGCCCAAAAGAACAGCTTTATAGCGCTTTGCAGATAGATCAGCCGCCGCAGTAAGGCCAGAAATTAGTACAGGGGTTGGAAAACTTGACATCTTTTTAAATTCCTTTTCTTACAAAATTAAATTAAGCAACAAGCGCTTTAAGTTTCGGGTTTTCAGAAAGGACGATTTTCATCGCCTCATGCAGCATCAAGCTTTTATCTTTTTCAATTTTTTCGTTTGAAAGCTTGATTACTTCTGCTTCCGCTTGATCTTTTGTCATTTCATCGGCATTTGCGCCCGCGCCTGATCCTGCTTGCTTAAGATTTACAGGCACAGACAAGCGAACAAATTCAGCCATATCGCCTTTCAAGTAAGCATCTTTTTGCGCTGGAACGGCTTTACCTTCGCTCAAAAGCACAGAGAATTCGGCATCTTTTTTCAATGATGCAGCCTCGTCTGAAAGCTTTTTGATTTCAGCGTCTTTGACATCAGCCTGCGCTTTAAGCAATGCGATTTGATCGGAAAGCTTTTTGCTTTGATCTTCAAATTTCATCAAGTGAGCCAGTTCCCCGCGCTGATCGTCTGAAAGCTGCAAAGTTACAACGGCTTGTTTAATTTCTTCAAAATTCATTTGTTTTGTTCCTTTTTCGGGCTTATCTGAAAGAATTCTTTTTATATGGTCTAATTTTTCGGGGCATTTGTCAATGATTGCTGAAATTTCGCTTAAAATTGGATTCATTCCCTTTACAAAAGGGCGATTTGTGAGCCCGCCCCCGTTCAATGTCGGCCCGTATCTTTCTCCGCTTTCGTTATCTTCGTAATCAAGATCAAAGTCAGCCGATAAATAGCGAATTTCTTTGGCGAGAATTTTTTCCATTGCCTCGCTGGTCCATTCAACTTTAACCCATAATTCAGAATTATTATTTTCAAGAATCACTTCTTTGATCCAGCCCGCAGCTTCAGCATAAGCGTTGTGGAAATAATCGATTGCAAGATCAATCTTTTTGACCTTGTTATCAAAATTTGCCTTCATGTTTGAAAGCATGCCGCTTGTTATTTCAAGGGGCGTATTGTCCAAATATTTATATTTTCCAGCCCGCAAAAGCTGGACTTTGGAAATATCAGGGCTTTCATCGCCCTCGGCAAAAGTGATTTCTGAAAGATTTATTCTCATAGTGTTTTACTCCGCATTATTTTCTCTAAATCATCGCCCTGCGCGTCTATTTTAAGCCCCGTTATAGGCAAATTATCTGGATCGCCTTTTGTTTGCGCCCTTATGTAGCTTTTGCAAAGATGGTGCAAAGGCGGCGTAAGATCGCTTGTTTCAAATTCCTCCTTAGAGAATACCTTACCATTGAGCGCCTTGCAAATAGGGCTTACAGGATCAGGATTCACAAAAACAAAGCTTTCGATTTCATCGCCGACATCGGGGGAAAGAAAAGTTTCTTTGCGCGTTGAATTTACGACCTCTGAAGCCATATTCACGCTTGCCGTTTCAATAATATTTTTTGAAAAATACCGCTCAACCTGATTTATAATTTCTTCAATCAAAGCCGCCTCTGTAAGCGTTTCGTAATTTGATGCAAAAGCAAAATAAGCGGCTTTTTCAATGTCTATGTCCTGATAATCTGCGGTCAAAAGAATAAGATTTGTAAGTTTATTTCGCAGCTTTTTAGGCGCTTTTTTCAATTCATCAGCAAAATTAACATCTTTTTTCTTGAGGCCAATTTCTTTAATCGCATCGGCAAAAGATTTCTCGACCACGCCGCCTGCCCAATTTTCAAGCGCCGTAATGTAGGCTTTGTTTTTAGGCATTTTAACTAAAAGGACTTTTTCACTTACGTTTGCCCCGCCTTTCTTGATCGCGGCGGCTATATCTTGAACCATTGCGCGGCTGCGTTGCTTAAGGCTTTTTTCCATGAAATCAAATAAATCGGCTGCGTAATCCTCTATTTTTCCAGAAACAGGAAAAGCCTTTCGATCAACATCGCTTAGGGTGTATGTCCCTAGTTTTTCATGCACGCATGCCCCCAAAAGTTTTTTTTTATCCGATAATGCAGGGGATGCAGGCGGCGCGGCGGGAGCAGGATTTAAAAAATTCTGATCTGCTATTTCTGCAATGTCCTCATCAAGATCGGGAAGCTTATAGACTTTATGCAAATGCCTTTGCAGGCGCGTTGAATTTTGAATAGCCCCGCGATCAAGCAAGGTTGATATTGCCTGCGCCGCCTCTGATCCTGCCTTGTCATTTATGCCTGTGGCTTTAAGTTTCGGATATTTTTCCTGATCCCCGTATTTTGCGCGAACTAGTTGCTCGATAATCTGGCAATTCACCTTTTCGCAAATATGATCAGCAATATATTGGATTCCTGAAAGAAAAATTGATGATTGATCCGCGCCCAGCGCAAATGATCCGCTATTTCCAGACAATCCCAATTCCATGAAATTCGCAAGAAAGGCTTTCGACATTTCAAGATTTTCCGAATCAATAACCTTTTGCACCTTTTCTGAATCATGGGATATTTTTAATTCTTTGATGTCAAAGCCTGCGCCTAAAACAATCCCGTTCTTTTCGTGCGCCGAAAGCGCGTCAATCAATTCTTGAAATAAATCAATTTGCGTTTCAAGATCGGGCGATCCTTGTAATTCGGCTGGAATTGTCCCTATCGGAATCCCCTTGGCGCAGCGCTCAATTCCGATTGCTTGAAGCTTTCTGTATATGTTTTTTCTAAACCATGCGCCATAGCAGGGGCGAAGCATTGAAATTCCCTGATAATTATCGCCCTCCTTGTCCATAGCAAAATTCAAAATGTATTGGCCCGCGATATATACATCGACGCCTAGATCACCGCTAACATTTTGGCGAATTGCCCGTAATGATCCGTCTTCGTTTAAAATCCATTCAAGGATTGATCTTTGATGCCTAAAGCCTAAATCTGAAAGCCCGATATAATCGCCGTAAATCGGATGGCTTTTTACTGATTTGTGAACGACCTCAAAAGCGCTAAATCCAAACTCGATCATGGTTAAAGCTTCGGCAACAAATTCATTAAATGATTTTTTCTTTCCTGTTTTCGGGTTAGAAATATCTCTGAAAAGGGCAAAGCGAATGAAATCAGCTATCTCATAATCAATTTCTTCCTCGCCGCTCGGCTCAATCTCCCATGATGCGCTTTTGATCGGGTTTTTTACAGCTTGCAAAAGCATTTTGACTTGACCGTCTGATCGGCGCATTTCATCAAATACCTTTATACCGCGCTCGGCGTAGAATTTTGAAAGGTATTCCTCTGAAAAATAGCCCGAATAAATTTCTGTTCCGCTTGTTCCCCGTGCTGTAAATGACATATGAGCTTTTTCAACGCTTTGCGCTTTCAAGGGTGTTGATGATCTGAAAAAATTAAAAATACTTGGAATCGCTACCATTCTTTTTTACTTTCCTTCGGCGCAATCGTTGTCCGCTTTGCCTGAATTTGATTTTTTACCTGATTTTTTCCAAATCCAGAAACCCTGTCTTTGATAAATCGATCAAGCGCGTATCTCACAGCATCCCAGCCATGATTGAACTTGTCAATTATATCAGGACCGATCTGCTTTGTCAGCTTATCAATTTTATAGCTATAAAGCCGCGCTTCTTTTTGCATTTCTGCGCAGCGGGTGTGAATAACTATTTCTTTAAAGTTTTTCAGTACTGCAATTCCGTCCTCAACACTGTTTTTCCATTTGCTTGCGCCTGAAATGGCGAATCCTTTGCGCTGGACGTGCGAGATCATTTCAGGGCGGCTGCTATCGGCGCGGATCATATATCTTTTTGACCCATCTATTTCCTCTATGAAATCGGGCGTGTCGTCAATTTCAATGCCGATTCCGAAATTTTCATGCTCAATGTAAAGCGAATTTCTATTTCCATCCTCAACAATCCAGCATTTTACAAGAGCCATCGGATCGCGGGCAAATCCCCAGTCTAGCCCAAAATAAGGCCCGTTCCAGTCGGCCTGCGGCTCAAAAGCGGCAATTCTGATTTTACCTGAAAAGATGATTGCCTCATGGATTCCTACAGCGATCCCCAAATATTCATGATCGTATGCAAGGGAATTAATTTCCCGCAATTCCTCGGCCTCGGCTATGAAATCAGAGCCCAGCCATTCAGGGGGAACGTCCAAATATGTTGAATGGTGGACATAGCGCCCGCGCATTTCAATTTCGCTTTCGACATTCACCCAGCTTTGAGGATCATTCGGGGGGTTATATGTGAAAATCTCAATATATGATTTCCCGCCGCGTAAGACTGATTGCTCGACTGATCGGATCTCGGCCATGCCGTTGAATTCCTCAACCTCCTCGAACCATAGGATTTTAAAATAGCCTTTTTTGACGCGGATAGATTTCAATTTGATCGGGCTATCAAGCCCCTTGAGAATGATTTTTTGCCCCGTTGGAATATAGGTTATTTCGGCGGGTGATACCGTGTGCCGCCATAAATGGGATACGCCCAGCTTATCAATCGCCCAGAGAAGGGATTCCATGACAGAGCCGCGCACCGTATCGCGCACTTTTCGCAATACAAGCGCATTTGCATCGGGATCGGCCATCATTTGAAAAATGACTTCTATTGCAGCAAAAGATGATTTTGTTGATCCCCGTCCGCCTTTTAGCCAGAATTTTCTATGCGTCCCCCGATTCATGGCCCGATGAGCATCATAAAAGCAGGGGGCAATAATATCTTTTAAATCGACATTGACGATTTCAGGCATTTATTTTGCCTTTTTCTTTGCTTTCGACTTAGGCTTTGCCTTATCTTTCGGCTTTTTCGGCGCGTATTTTTTCTTTTTTTCTTCGGCTGGCGGCTGGTCTGTGTCGATTGAATCCGTGATCTTCACAATTTTAACCTCGCCCGTGTGCTTTTCCTCAATCTTTTCAGACATGCCCAAGTGATTTTTGGCCAGAAAGATTTGCACTTTGTGATTTCCTCTTAACGCATTATCCCACATCGCACGGCGCAAAGAAGTATGACCGACTGCGCCATAATATTCAATAAATTGTGTATAGGTCATGTCATAGAATTCATTGACTCGCCTTTGGATCGTATCAATAGAACATCCGCAAGCCGCCGCCATTTCAACCAGCGTACATTGTAGAATTGCAAGGCTTTCAAGCTGTTTTCTTGTTATTTCTTTTGCCATTTTTTAATCATAACACATATAAAATTTTATTAAAATCTTTGAAAACGCACATAAATAAAAGCTTTTTCTGTAAAAATTTTGATTAATTCTATCAATATCGGACAAATAAGTCTCTTGATAAAAATTCTCAAAAGTATAAAGTAACAAGAGCTTAGAAAAAAAGGAGAAAAAGCTATGAAAAAAGTGCATTTTGACATTGAAACAATCCCTAGCCAATTAGAATGGGTGCGGGATTATTATTCTGAAAAAGTAAGTCCGCCTAAGACTATAAAAAAGGCTGAATCCATAGAAAAATGGATGCAAGAGGAGCGACCGCAGGCGATTGAAGATGCTCTGGATAAGGCGGGATTTTCGGGCGCATCAAATCATATTATTACGATTGCATGGGCTGTTGATGATTCCGAGATTAAAGCGCTTCAAATAGGGGCTGATATAAGCCAAGAAAAAGATGCTTTATCGGAGTTTTTTGCAGACATTGAAAAGCTGCCGATTGGAACGTGTTTTTGCGGTCACAATATTATTGGTTTCGATATTAAAATTATTAAGCAAAGGGCTATGGTTTTAGGAGTGAAAATCCCGCGAATTTTCCCGATTGATGCCAAGCCGTGGGATAATTCCGTTTATGACACAATGCTGAAATGGGATGCCCGCGATTTTGTCAAAATGGATTTAGTTGCCCGGGCTTTCGGAATACAGGGAAAAGGTGCTGTGGATGGATCAATGGTCTATCCGATGTGGCAAGAGGGCTGTTACGATGAAATTAAGGAATATTGCATAGATGATGTGCGCATGGGCCGCGCTGTATATGAAAAAATGACATTCTTAAGCTAAATTAATAAAAAAAATCCCCCCTTATTTTTGCACTTAGGGGGGATTTTCCAATTCAATCAAATCCACCGAAATGATTTTTTCATTTTCTAGCTTCGCATAATTTTAATGCTTTGGGCAATTTCTTTTCCTGTTTTTTTGCTGATTTCAGTTTCATATGCGACAATCTGGCCTTTTAAAACAACGGAGACGCCTGATTTTTCGACTTGATTTTTATGCAGGAAAACATCGGGGCCTCCATCGTCAGGGGCAATAAATCCGAATCCTTTTTCTTCGCTGAAGAATTTTATAACGCCAGTTTTCATTTTTGTAACAATCCCTTTCAAGGTGTAAAAATAATATGATCCGCCTTTTTGTTTTTTAACCGCAAGCGGGGCGGTTATTTTTTTTACGCAAATAAATCCATCTGGATCGCTTGCATGTAAAGGCTTAATAATTCTTCTTCCTCGCGGCGTTTTTCTGTGTCAAGTTTTCGCAGTTTTATAAGCTTTCTGATCGTTTTAACATCGTATCCATCGCCTTTTGCTTCGGCATAAACTTCTTTGACATCTTCGGCAAGAGCTGCTTTTTCGCTTTCAAGGCGCTCTATGCGTTCGATAATTGATTTAAGCCTTTCACCCGCAACGCCTCCAATGTCTTTGCATGCGGAATAAATTTCGCCTGAATTATGCCCGATTGATGAATTTTCCATGATTATTTTTCCTCTGCTGAATTTAAAATATTGATTTGATTTTTTTTGTCAATCTTTTTTGTAAAGCCTGATTAATTCGGGCAGGCTGTCTTTTGTAAAATTCTTTTCAAAGACAAACCAAGCATGGGCCGTTGGCGTTGTAGAGTTTCTTTGATCTTGCGGTAAATCATGCCGCCATGACGGTGCACGATCCCCGCAAAGATATATTTTAGTAAGCGGGGCTTTATCCCAAAAATCACGCCGCTGCGCTGATTCAAGCCATGCGAAACGCTGAAAGCAAAGAACCTTTTCCGCGCCCGCCTGCAATGATTTTTCGACAAATTCACAGGCTTTTGAAAAGGGCGGATTCATAAAAACGCTGAATTCAGGCATGCGATCAGGTAAAAAGCTTTCTGAAAGAAAATCGCAAATATACGTTCCCTCAAATCCCCAGTTATGAATATCCATAGCGGCGCATTCATAGCCTTTTTCTCGGGCGGCAAGCGTAAGGATTCCCGATCCGCAGCAAGGATCAAGAACGCGAATTGTTAAGCGCTCTTTTTCAAGGATTCTTTTCGCTGCCCAGAGGGGAGTTTCAAAATGCTCAAGTTTTCTGCATAAAGCTTCTAAATCTTCCATTTTCATTTTTCCTTTAAATTTGCGTTGTAGTGCGTTTAAATAGTTTTTTGGTACGCAGATAGGGTGAAAGGCTTTAAAATCAACACAGACCCCATAATTTTTTAAAAGATTGGTAAATTTAATTATCTTTTAACCAGAATCCGTTTTCTATTGCATATTTTTTGTATTTTTTAAAATCTCCGCCAAAGTCTGAAAGCGTTTTATGATTTTTTTTGTTAATTTCTTTGTTTTTTTCTGTATTTATTATTTTCAAAATTCCTGCAACGGTAGGGATTTTCTCACTTTTTTTTCTCCATATTTTGAAAGAATTTTCAATTTCCTGCAAATCAAAATCAATCAAATCTTCAATCATTGCTTCCATTAAAATTTCAAGATCATCCTTTGATTTGCCGTATGTGTCTTGAATTGCAAATAGTTGTTTCGTCATGTGCACTATTTGATATTTTTTCCGATCCAATTCCGTGTCGGTTAAGCACTCTTTCTGCAACATCTTCGATTGATTCATTTTTCATTCCTTTCTGCTTTTTAAAATTTTTTCTTTTTTTTGTTATATTTTTTTTTATATATGTCTCTGTCTCTGTCTCTGTCTCTGTCTCTGTCTCTGTGTTGCCAAGTCTGGATACCATATATGATACGGTATCATTTAAAAGCGGTTCTAAACGCTGCTTAACGATCTTTTTGTCCCAATCTTTTGTGTCAATAAATTTCATCAAAGCCTTTGCAGAAGCCATTCTTAAGCTACACTTTGGTATATTTGAAAGTTCTGAAATGACCTTTAAACAATGCTTAGGATTGTTGGGTGAGTTAAATTCATACCACCTGTCTATCAACACAACACTCTCGTTGTGGTCATACTCTATTAAACCAGCCTCGGATACCGTATCGATACAGTATAGTATACCGTCTAAATTCCACTTCAAATCTTCGATAGCATAACCTTTAGGCAACCGATAACAACCGCAAGAATTTGATAACGGGCTTGTAAGTGCATACAAATAAAAAATTTTAGCTTTATCATCTAAAAGGCAAAATCTTTTTGATGACCAAAGACTTGGATTGACTTTTGAAAAATCCCGCATCAACTAACCTCATATCTTTTAAGTCTTTTATTATAAGATATTTTATTTGGATTTTTTTTCATCCAAACGCTTATATCTTTGCTGGCAAGCGGGATTGATACGCTAAATTCATCAACAATGTCTGATCGATTAATATATCCGTTTTTTTCTATGAATTTCGTTATAAAATCGTGCCGAAGTTTTTGAAAATAATTCATTGGTCTGTCCACAGTAGCTAAATAAGTAAAATAAATATACGCATACTTATTTTACTGTCAACAAATATTTTCATCAATTTATAAAATTAAAATCTATAAGTCAGAAAATTTCTTTTCATTAAACGGCGGGGCGGGAACAAGGCAAATCTTGCAATGCTCTGCGCAGTAAGGCTTGCCGCTTATGCGCGGCTGATCGCAAAATGATGCTGATTTTTCTTTAATATCGCCTGAAATATATTTGCAAAGGCCGCTTGATAGAATTTTTTCAAATTCTGCAGCCTGATCGTGCCCGCTTTTATACGCCTTCTTGCGCAAAGGCGTTCTCCACAGCGTCAATGGTTTTCCATGACAAAACCTCTTTAAGACTCTTTGCCCGGGAAATCGTTTCAAGCGAGAATTTATAACGGCGGCAAAATGCGCTGCATGTCATGCCTTTTTTGGATGCCAATATAGAAAAGCGCCGATCCCATTCAGAGAGAACTTTGCGCTTTCTTTCAATATCAGCCTCAATGTAATTTATTTTCTTTTTGCTCATATGCGGATTATTACTATTTTGCTAAAAAAAATCAATAGATAAAAATAAAATAAAAAAAGGTTTGATATTTTTTATCAAATGCCATAAGGTCGATTCATGAAACATTTTAATTAAGGGGATTACAAAATGACAAACAAACACACACAAGGGCCTTGGATATGCACTAAAGATAAACATGGGATTGATGGCAACGATTATCAAGTATGTGTTATTGCATGCTGTAGGGGAGATCGTCAGCTTATCATTCATGCAAAAGACGGGGATGATAGCCAAGCAGATAACAACGCCCGCCTAATCGCCGCTGCGCCTGGATTGTTAGAGGCTTTGGAATTATGTATTTCTAAAGACATGCTTTCGGGTGAGGCTCTTGATAAAGCTAAAGAAGCAATCGCAAAAGCCAAGGGTCAATAAAATGCACTTAGTAACGACAAGAAACGCCAAGGGCAAAATAGTTTTTTTCTGGATAGCGATGGACATTCACGAGGCTTGGAAAATTCGCCGGGAAAATTCTAAAATATATCCAGATTGCAGATCAAAAATTGAAAGGATTATGAAATGAAAATTTTTACAATTACCAAAGAGCATACAAACGAAAAAAACGAGTACATCGGGCCTGATCTTTCAGATTTTGATGGACACATAGAAGCCGATGAAAATCTTAGGTGTGTCCGTTTTAAATCACTAAAGACGACTGGATATATTTGGTTCAAGGCTGGAGCGGGCATTGGGGCTGGATGGGGCAT